ATGGTGAAGTCAATCCAAGCCATAAACAGGCTACTGAAGGATTAACAATATCCAAAGCGGTTAGGGACGTTTTGAAGAATCAAAAACCTACATTTGTTAGTGATAAAAATAATATTCCTATAGAAAATAGAGGATTATTAAATTTTGCTCATGGAAATGTTGATGCGCAGAAAAAATATAATGAATCTATGGGCGATTTTGATCCTTCTAATAATCCATTAAATGGTGAAGGAAAAGATCGCAGACAATGGCATATTGGTACTTTACCTGATCAAGATGAAATTGCTCATAATTTACTTAGAAATGCTTTAAATAATAACAATCAACTTGGTGATTTAAGTGGAAGTATGGAAAACATACATGGTAATGTTGATAGTAATCTTTCTACTCAATTATTAAAAGAATCATTTGATAATTCTGTTGAGGATCATGGTCGTCATAAAGAAAATAATCAAGTTCAAAAACAATTTACTGATGATAAATCAGTACAAGATCATGGATTTCATAAAGATAAAACTGATAAAACTGATGCTGGTGTTGTTTCTCCACCAGATCATGTTCTTCAAAAATTATTTACAACTCCACCTTCTTGACATTAAAAATTTATGTGTTATAGTAAAATACTAAATTAGGAGAAAAAATGATACAAAGATTTATTGGAGATATTCATGGTAATTTTGATAATTATAAAAAAATTATTGAAAATTGTGAAAATTCTATTCAAGTTGGTGATCATGGTGTTGGTTTTGGTCCTTTGCCTGATGATATTTCAATATCTCACAAATTCATCCGTGGAAACCATGATGATCCAGAAGCATGTAAATCAGAACCAAGATGGATTCCTGATGGAACTTTTTTTAATTATATAGAAACCATGTTAATTGGTGGTGCTTGGTCTATTGATAAAAACTATCGTACACCTTATAGAGATTGGTGGCCCGAAGAAGAATTGTCATATTCTGAATTATCTTCTCTAGTTGAGAAATATATTATAGTTAAACCAAGAATTATGATTACACATGATTGTCCATATACTGTAATGCAACAATTTTTTAATTATCAAAACTCTTTTAATAGTCGAACACAAATGGCTTTTGACTCAATGTTTGCCAATCATAGACCAAAATTATGGATTTTTGGTCATCATCATGTCAATAAACATATGAATATTATGGGAACTGATTTTTTATGTCTTGGAGAATTTTCTTATATAGATATTGATTTATCAAAACTTTAATGATTTCTTGTGTTTTTTTCTGCTCTAATAGCAGTAAGAATCATATTAACAAATATACTTCGTTCAAAAGGAATCATCATTTCATATTCTTCTTGTGAATATCCATGATATTTCTTCATACCAAATTGATTAGTATAATAATCTGATAAATCAGTATTAATTAAAGATATAAAAAAAAATCAACAAGAGAATTAAACTTTAAACTTCTCTCATTTTCAAAAGTATTTTTGTAATTTATTTCATATTTTAATGATGGTGTTGAAGTCAAAAACAATTCCATTTTCTTATATGTTTTAACATCAAGATTATCCAAAAATTCAACTAATTCATCATTAGTCATAATTAATTGTTCATCTTTATTGAATACAGAATCAATACACGCAATAACAAGATGAAATAATCCAGAATTTTTAAGTTTTTCTTTGAGATCAACATCATCATAAATTGATGCTGGTGGATATTTCATAACAATGATAATATCAGAATTAACTTTAATTTTAGGATCTGCTTTTACTTCAGGAAAAGAAACTTTAATATCATCAAAATTTATTTTGAAATTATAAATTTTTCCATCTTCAGAATCTTTAGCTGTAAAAGTTTCAATATTATTAATTGATGCTGATCTTAATTGTAAATACATATATTCTAAATCAAACAACGGAATGACATTTATATTAAAATTTGGTTCTTGACAACAAACTTTTAAAACGTCTTTTATTGCAACAAAAATATCATTAATATCTTTTGATTCTTTAGCCATAAGAAGAATTTTTTCTTCTTTAACTAAAAATCTTCTAAATTTTATTTTTTTATTTGTAGAAGGTTGTTCAATATCAAATGTTGGATAAATTATTTTAGGTATCATTTATTTCCTTTATTATGTGTTTGGAGTTGTGATTGAAGGAATACTAGTTGTACTTCCTGAATCTATTCTTGCCCATTCTCTATAAGTAAAATTTACAGTCAATTTCATTAAAGAATCATTATCATCCCATTTTAGAGGGATTGCTGAAAGTAATGTTGGTTTTACTCTATAAAGATTTACCGATTTAATTGTACTTCCTTTTTGATCATAATGAGTTATTGTTACTGTTTCTGAAATAACATCATCTTCATAATTAGTTGTATAATTTGGTTGTGAAACACTTCCTGCTGCAATAATATCAGTATAATTTATTGGACCTGAATTTTGTGCTGTTTCTGTAAAATTATAAACGTAATTTATCCAATCATAAAAAAACAAATATATAATATCATTTTGATCTAATATAAACGTCATTGGAACATCAGAAACTTTAGCGTTATATGGTTGTGTTGTTACTGGTCCCATACCATATCTATTAATTTCTTGTGACATAAGCAAAACTGCTGGTAATACTACATTAGATGCTCTTAATTGAAGTAATTTTGGTAGTGTTTGTAGATTTGATTGTTGTCCATTATTATTTAGAATAAAATTAGGCAACGAAAATTGTACATCAAATTTATTGGCAGAAGAATATCCATAACTTGCTATATTTGTTGCGAAAGTGTTTATATCAAAAGACATTATTTTCCTTTTATATATTTATTATACTTTTCGTAAAGAATCTGCCCAAACAGTTTCTTGTGTTGCTTTTTTGAATCTGGCAAGAGGAAGCATTAATACGTGATCCCAATTTTTTGGATTAATATTCATGAATGGACCTTGAACATGCGAAAAAACATATTCATGAATACAAGGTTTGAAATAGCGAAATTGGATTGCACTTTTAAGAAGTTGATAAGTAATTTGTAATTTCATGGTTTTATCATATTTAGAGTTATTAGCTGTAGAATAAAGAGCATCCATTAATTTTGCTCTTAGAAATGGTGGGAGATAATGCATATTAATTCCGCGCATACGATCTGCTTCAATTGTAAAAGGAAACACTAGAGGATATGTATCGTAGTACGGAAGGGTCAATTTATGGATAGGGTCATATTGGAAAAAATACATTCTACCAATTGAATTTTGAGATAAATTTTCAACATTAGCAAATGGTCCTGCAGAACGCTTGACTTTTGGTGCAGAAACGTTTTTAAGTTTCAATGCTTCTTGACGAAACCATTCGCGTGCTTTGTCTGGATCTGTTTTAAAATCAATTCCTTGCATTTTGCCTCTTTCGGCAACTTTTTGGAAATCATATTTACTATCTGCTGGCAATTATAAATCCTTATGTGTTTATGATATTTATTGTGTTGAAAGGAGTTGACAAGATTATAAATTCTGATATAAATATGTCTATAGGCGTAGGTGTTGGACACGGGAGGATCTTATAAATCCTTTAGCCGCAGATTACGGTTCTTGATCAGGTTCGATCCCTGATACGCCTACCAATTTTTTAACAAAGGAGAAATGTTATGTGGATTGTTTTAGCAATTTTTACTGTAGCTATTGTTCTTTTTGGAACTATTTGGTTGTTATCTCCAGATTATTCAGATTATTTAGATTCTAATTTTTATGATAATCTAAAAGATATAGATCATCTAAAAGTTGATGATGATGAAGAATACTTTTCTGAAGGAGTTATGCACGATGAATACTAATATTATTGGACGTTATGATATGCGTATGAATCGTTGGCTTTTTGGTTTTTTTAAAGACACTCGATTTATTGTTTTATATATTATATAGGAGAATTATAAATGAATGATATTGTTAGAAAACTTGCTACAATTAGACGTATTGCTGAAGTTAAACCAATTGAAGGTGCTGATAAAATTGAGGCTTATCGCGTTGATGGTTGGTGGGTAGTTTCTCAAAAGAATGCATTCAAGGTTGATCAATTTTGCGCGTATTTTGAAGTGGATTCTTTCCTTCCTCAATTAGAGTGTTTTGAGTTTCTTCGTAGTGGTTGTTTTAAATCAACTAAGAATCTTGGTGATGGTTATCGTCTAAGAACAATTAAAATGCGTGGTCAAATCTCGCAAGGTTTAATTATGCCTCTTGAAGATTTTCCTGAAATTATGGGAAAAATGTATGTTGGTGGTGAATTTGTTGGTTATCATCCGGCTATTCCTATTGAAGAAGGAACAGATGTTACAGAATTGCTTGGAGTTAAAAAGTATGAACGTCCAATTCCATCCAATCTTGCTGGTACTATAAGAGGCAATTTTCCGTCTTTTGTTCCTAAAACTGATCAAGAACGTTATCAAAATCTTAAAAAAGTTGATTTAAATAATCATAAAGATGATTTTTTTGAGATTACTATTAAGTATGATGGTTCTAGCATGACTGTTTACCATAATGACGGTGATTTTGGAGTTTGTTCTCGTAACCTTGATCTTAAAGAAACAGAAGAAAATACATATTGGCAAGTTGCTAATAAATTAAATCTTAAAGAAATTCTTGAAAGACTTTATGAGGATAAAGGGTTAAACCTTGCTTTTCAAGGCGAGTTATGTGGTCCCGGTGTTCAAAATAATCCTATGAGATTTACGGAACATTCATTTAATATTTATGATATTTATGATATTACAAACCATAAATATTTGACTCCTCTTGAAAGATGGCAACTTTTGGATGATATTCATCTGAAATATGGTTATATATTAAATCATGTTTATGTTGTTGATGAAGAATTGTTCAGACTTGGAGATAAGTTGTTTG